GGATGGGAGAAGCAATCGCCAAACCAAGTTTGACATTGCTTAATCTGTGTGTTGAGGAACTAGCGTTCCTTAGATTCACAGATAGTAGTCGTCTATTGACAACTACTTGGGCAGCCCCTTCAAGATATTGGAGGTTCTGTCATATCGGTGGAGACGATCATATTTTGTATGGTCCCATCGAGTACCTGCGGACTGTAACCAAGTTACATCAGTCTGTAGGTAGTATCATTTCGGAGGATAAACATAGTATATCCACCGTAATGGTTAAATACTGTGAGACAGTCCTAAATATAGGAAATTTACAGTATCGAAAAGCCCTTGATTTCTCTGATCAGAGTAAATCCATAATAGTGGATAATATCAAGGTTAGACTTCTTGAGCGTGGTCAATCGACTATGCTTAAGAAGGACAACAAGAACGCTGCGATTGGTAAATCCAGCAGTCTTGTTTACTCACTTGAATGGCTCATCAAAGATGACATTCATTGGAGTGAAGATAAAGTTATATCCATTAGGAATCTCTTTATCGAAAGGATGGGTCCTTTATTGCCCAGTAGGGCAACCCATCCTCGAGCCTTTGCGGCAACATTATTGCCTCAAAGTGTAGGCGGTTTTGGACTCGGACTATCGTCAGAGTTAGACGGCATCGTTAAGATGCTTCCAGACCCGCATAAGTGGCTCCTTGCAAAAATGCAATTGGGCCACCCTGTTGTTTCAGACTTACGGAAATTCCGAAGATTGAATACAACAATATCTGTTCGAGGAATCAAAAGTATTAAGGTTTTCGAAGAGACTATCATTAGCCAATTGGAGGATTATCCTTCAATGGTTAATGCTATGCCCAGGAAGGAAGCATTAGCTCCCTTTATGGGCCAAGCAGGGGGAGACCCCCGCAAAGCTGTAGATTTGGCCGCAGAAGCGGGTATCCTCAGCTTTTCAGAGTTCGCGAAGAGGGCTACTAGAGGTAACCTTTTCCAAACTCTCCTCATGAAGTCAGAATTAGTATCTAATTTTGGCTCTATGACTTACACACAGGGATATAAAACATTATGGTCCCAGTGCGAGAAGGACGGGTTGGATGCCTATCGGCATCATCCTTGCC